TTGTTTTAGCATCTACAACATGAAAAGTCATACATAAAGCGTCTGTTTCTGCATACACAGCACGTTTTGTACCAGGCGTACTACACAGCAATTGTGGGCCAGTAACTAATTGTACCCCATCATCGGTAGTAATTGCTACTGTACCTGACACAATTAAGTAAAAATGTTCTTTTTTGTGGACTTTACCTACTACTAAAACACCTGCCGGACGCCATACCTCACGACAATACATTCCTCCATGGAACGTATGTGTTGTCTTTGGTTCATATTGTGGCAGTTTAGAAACTTCTTGTTGTAGCTTTTCTACTCTTTGACGTAACGATACTTCTGGTAGTAACCCTTTACCGAAGGTCATAGTTACTTGCATGGCTATTTAATTTCCGTAATAATGCCATTGGTAACCGTAATAACTTTACCATCCGCTGATGTAAACGAACCTGATACACCGTTATTTGTAATGGTATAAATATTGTATAAAAATCTATACCAATACGTTGACATTAATTTTGTATCACCTTGTAATACATCTACTTTATTAGACGGGATTTGCGTAATGTTCATTATGATCCAACGCCTGATAAGTGTAATTCTGCAGCCATAATCGCTATTTTTACTGGGTCAGTACCTGATACTTCATAAACACGGTCACGTAATTTAGTAGTCATTCCTAGTCTACGCCAAAACACGCGGGTGCCGTAAACCCCTAATTCACCAACTGTAGTCCAATGTTCTTTAGACCAAGTATGCCCACCATCATCCGACCAACGCAATATAACTTGAGGGTCAAACCCAGCGCTGGCGGGATGAGTGTTAGTAACTAATAAATCACTAGATGCAAGCAATCGTTTGCCATCTTGCGTAGTAATGTACTGGGCGGTTAAGTTAGCATCAAAAGCATTAATACCTACGCCAGACTCCATATCTAATTGCAAACTGTGATGCGCAGTACGATTTAAATTATTAGCATCTTGTGGCAAAGCACGCCATGAACGTAACCATTTTTGTGGGGCAATACTATCATCATAAACATTTAAGTCTAATGCGTATAAATTGCCATTTTGATAGTCGCCTACAATCGTCAAATTATTAAAATTCATCTGACAGCTAGATCGATGTCTTGTAAATTGACCTTGAATAAACGCGGCGCGTTCATGCCACATTTGTGTAGCTACATCATATACCCAAGTTTTACCGGCAGTTGGAAAAGTTAATACGTAAAAAGAATGTCCTTCTTGCTGATACGTATACGCTACTGCGTCGGATACTACACTATAATTTTGAATGGCGTATTCAATGGCATGGGTAGATATGCGTATCGCTGTATAGCCTTGGTTACGGTATACCATACCAAAACCTCTTGCGTCTACACCAAGCCAAAATAGGCTATTATCAAGTTTAGCAACTGAATACTTAGCTGCGCATCCAACTTCGTTATACGCACCTTGAATTGGTGCTAATGGAAATCCTACTAACGCAGCGTCATACCAAACTTCAGTAGAATTTGTACCAAATACCCAAATTTCACGATTGTTTACGGCGACCGATACGACATTATCCGGCGAACTTTCAGCGCTTGCAAAATTTAAAGGGCTAATAGATAAACCATTTAATAAATCGGTTACCCAAATAATTTGTGAATCTGGTTGATTAAATACAAAATACCCGTCTATATACGCAACGGTTACTGAACCTGCAAAATCAGGGTCGGTAATAGGCTGAAACGCCGTTGTTGTTTTGTTATAGATATAACCATCTGGGTCACACGCTAAAAATAACTGATAACCGTTATCAGAAATAATGACTGGGTTTAATCCTGTACCAGTAAGCGAACCCATTAATTTAATATTGTAGTTACTATCAATACGGTAAAATTCACGGCCGGATACAACATAAGCGTAATTGTTACTTGACTGATCTTTCCAAACAGCGCGGATAGGGCCTGTGCCAACCGACACTATTTTTCTTAGTCCAGGCGCTCTGTTTAGAAATCCCGTATCTTTACTAGCCGGCGGTGTTGCTTCGGGAAACAGATTTACCATGCGGTTATCCGCCGCGTTAATCGACCTAGCTACGTATGCTTGACCTAGTATTGGGCTTTTCATAATTTAAGCAGTAACTGATTTAATAACTGCGTACGCAATTACGATTGCTTCAGATAATGACCCTGTACTAATATTCCGAACATAGATATTAGCTAAGTTAGCGGATGATGATGCGTTTAGTAAATAAGAACCAATCGTACCACCAGAAATATGGTTAAGCACTAATATGTCACCATTTTCAATTAAACTGTTGTTTAATGTAAAACTAACTGTTGTATCGCTAGCTAATGCGGCGGCATTTAAAGTAATTTGACCATTTGTTTTGTTAAGTGTAACTGCAGTTGATTTGCTAGTTGCTTGCGTAACTGTACCGCCAGAACCTGTAGCGTAACCAATTTTACCTGTAGCTGATATTACTAAGTTACCGCTAGCATTAATAGAGGTGGCTGTAGCGATGCCTAACGACGGTGCAGAAAATACAGGGCTACCAGTACAGTTGCTAAGATTACCGCTTGTAGGGGTGCCTAATGTAGCATTAACTAGCGTAGGAGTGTTTAACGAAACATTCGTAAACAGTAAACCATTTGTAAGTTGTTTAGTAATGCCGCTTTGAACAATACAAAATACATCGTTTACATCTGCATAAGTTGCGACAGGCAGTGCGGTAATTGCTATATCAGACATATAAAATCCTTAGTAATTTCCTGCAAAAATATTAAATCGTTGACGTGTACCAACAATACTATATGGTAACGCCATAATATCGTCAGGATTGTTTTGACGTTTTAAATCTCTTTTTGATGTCATGGCAATTCTAGCCACTGTTGGCGACGGTTCAACACCAAATTCAGGCGCAAGTTCACACGCTAAACTATAGCGAAATGCTCTTAAATAACCGGGTGGCATATAAATGTCAGTTGATAAATTTGCTGGTTGAACCAATTCTTGAACTGAAATAATATGCCATTCAAGTAACTTAGTCGGCACTGGATAAACTGTCATCGTAATATTAGGAAACTCCATGTTTACCCACATCACTTGCGGGTAAGTAGAAGTTACCGTTTTAACCGCAATACCGTCATATTGTTGCTGGTTAATTAATTTGATACCGTATGAGATATTGCTTGCTGGGTCACGAAAATAGGTTGCGTCATCAATTGCAATTGGGCGAACACCTGTAAGCGTACCACTAGGGCCAAGCGTTTGTGTTCTGATATTTGGCTGCCATGAAAATACTTGGTCAAGCGTGTTGTAAATCATTAATCGTTCGGTATTCCACGAATCAATCATTTGGTTTAACGCAGTTAAAGCATCTTGTGACGTGGCAGCAGACGGCGTTTCGCCTTCAGCTAACATACCGATTAAACGTAATGCGCCATTAATCTGATCGTTGGCAGTTGCCATATATCATCCTTTATTAAACTGTTTTGCGTCGACTTTTTGGTGCTAAAGCATTTTCTACTACAGGTGTTTCTTCAACAATTTCTTCTTTAGCAGTTGGGTCATATTCTTCCCATCCCTGCTTATAATCATGTTCTACTTCGGCTTCCATTGACGCGACTTTTGAGCCGTGTTGGGGATGTCTTAAATAGATAATTGCCATGTATTGCCCTTGTTAGTGAGGGGGTATTTAGCCCCCTTATTTTTACTGACCGTGGATAATTGCGTAGTTTACTACAACTGCTTCAGATAATGAACCACCTGTTAAATTGCGTAAAGTAATGACTGCAGACCCAACGGCTAAACTTGACACATAAGTAGTATAAGCCGCTGCAGTTGCACCTGCTGAAATACATACAATAATTGTGTCGTTTAATGAAATTAAGTTATTTGTAAGCGTAAATGATACTGCAGTATTTCCTGCTAATGCTGCACCGTTCATGGTAATACGTCCAGCAGACTTGTTTAAAGTCACGCCAGTTGTTTTATCAGTTGCTTGCGTTACTGTTCCTTGAGCAGCGGTAGCATATCCAATTTCTTGAGTTGCGTAACAAGTACTAAACTCAGGATCTAAATATGCTACGCCGATTGCTTGACTATTTGACATAATTTATCCTTTTAAAAACCCCACCGAAGTGGGGAATTAATATTAACCAGCAATACGATAAGCTACATAAGTAGCTACGTCTGTTCTACGAACACGCCATGTACAAGCCGAATTAGCTGAAACTGCTGCAACACCGACCAATGTAACACCAGTATTAGCCGTAACAGTAGCGGCGTTTGTGCCACCAATGTTAATGATGTTAAAGTCAAATGAACTATTAACTTTCATGCTTGGAAATGCTAAGTCTAAATCTGTGCCTAAAGGCAAAGTTAAGTTAACTGCCGCGCCTGTATAAGTAATAATGCCATTTGCTAATTCAGCGGCTGTTAAAGTTGCTGCTGCTGTCTTA